CAACAGCTTCACAAAATGGATTATATAGATGTACAGTCGTAGGGTCAGGTTCAAATGGAACTTGGGTACGTAGTCGTGATGGCAGTCACGATGGAACTATTGTAGCTGGTATGACCACTATAGTCACAGAAGGTTCGACGTATGCTGACACACTTTGGAAATTAACCACTGACGGCGCAATCACAATTGGTACAACAGCATTAGCATTTTCACAACACTCAGGTGCTTTTGTCACACCCGGCGGAAGTGACACACAGGTACAGTTTAATGACAGTGACTCATTTGGTGGCGATGCAGGATTAACTTACAATAAAACGACAGATTCATTAACTATAGTAGGCACTGTTACAGGCGGTACGTTAACTGATGGAACAGCAACTATTACTAGTGGTGCTTTATCAGGTGCTACAACAGTTACAGCAACAGGCAATATCACAGCAGGTAACTTAACCACAGCAGGCACTATGCAGGCTGATCTTGTTAAAAACAGAGAACAGCGTTACACAACTTCAAACATGATGAAGTTTAATCAGTTGTACACTGGCGCGGCCGCAGGTAGTTACTTTACACAAAACGAATATCAAAAAATTGTAACAATTATTCCAGCTAGTAATAGTGAAAACTATCAAGTTTCAGGACGCATACTGTGTCAGAATGCTGGATCCATACAGACTATAAACTTTAAGGCGGCTCTTAGATCAGGAGACCCACTGCCAGATTTATCGTGGTCAATAACCTACGATCAAGAACATAACGGCACAGCACATTTCAAACCTCAACTGTGGACTAAAGAAACTACCACAGCAGGCTTTATAGTAGCAATACAAAAGATTTCAAGTGGAAGTTTATACGGAACTGTCACAGTTGACATGGATATTATTCCTAGATCAAGTGGTCTATTAGATAACGTTACTGTAAACACTACACAGAACAGTGAACAAACAAGTATTGACGCTGGTTATACTGCCAATGACATGACGCTGGTCAAGACTGTTGACAGTACTGATATTACTGTAGAAGGAGACATATTAAATGGTCAAAGCGACGGTGTTGGAAATATTGGTAGTAGTACTGTAGGATTTGACACAGTACACGCCATAGCAACCTCGGCACAGTATGCTGACTTGGCAGAAAAATATACAACAGATCATGACTATGAAGCAGGCACAGTAGTAGTATTTGGCGGCAACAGCGAAATTACACAAAGCACTATTTCACATGATCGAAAGGTAGCTGGAGTTATATCAACTAATCCAGCTGTTAAAATGAATGACGGTCTTGACGGACAATACCTCGCACTACAAGGACGTGTACCATGTAAAGTTATAGGTCCAATTGAAAAAGGTGACTTAGTAGTAACCAGTCACGTTCCAGGACTTGGAGTAAAACTTGATGATACTCAATACCAACCTGGGTGCGTAATAGGTAAAGCACTAGAATCAATTGAAGACCAGCAAGAACAAGTAATTGAAGTTGTAGTAGGTAGACTATAAAGTGCAAGAGCTTTATCGCAAAGACTATGAGGGCGAGTTTATTGTTACCAAGTCTATTATTCGAGGCGGCAAAAAAATTCAAGACAAAGAATGGATTGAAAATCCTATACAAAATCAACATATTTCTGGGCGTGCTGTATGTATAGCTGATGGTAAGTCTAGAGAAAATTTCCCAATACATCATTTACAAGATCACAAAGGTGGACTACTAGGTAAACTTCGTGTACAAACTTACGGTACTGGAAGAGTAGCAGATGAAATTATTTGTAACTTTTACGTATCAAGAAACCAATCAGCATTAGAAAAGTGTATTGAAACACAGTATACAATACACACTGCTTGTTATACATCAACTTCTAACTGTTTAAAATATCCAGGAGAGTTTTATCTAACACCTTATAAAACATTAGGTAGTGATCAGTTACTGGCGGCTTGGATAGCATGCTTTGATGGGCACAAAGAAATCTTTTTCATAGGCTATGATTATATAGACGATCAACCAACAGTTGATGAAATAACAGACCTAATGAATACGTACAAAGGCACAAAATTTACTAGAGTTAGTAGTGGTGTTAAAACAAATCAATTTGATAATCGAACACCGGAAGATTGGAAATGGTGTACAAACTTTAGTGAAATGAGTTATACTCAATGGATTAGTTACTGCGACATAGGTTAGAGCGATTGCTCAACAGTATCAATTTTTTGTTTTATCTCATCAATATTAATAGTTGACCACAAGCCTGGATGTAACGGTCTTGGAATAGTGTTTTTGTCAATCCACGCATACCCGTAATGTTCATCGTTTAGTATAGGAGTAAACTCTGTAGAAACTATTCCAAAAAATGTATGATAAACAAAATGATTATCTGCTGATGTAAACTTTTCAATTGGAATTATTTTTTCTGTTTCTGGACAACTTCCAAGTTCTTCGATACATTCTCTGGTTAACGCACCTAACAAACTTTCGTCTTTTTCTAATTTTCCCCCAGGTAATCCCCAGGTTCCTGGATGCTTAGGGTCATTTCGCAATAAAAACAAATAGCGTTTAGTGTCCTTAGCATAAAACCAAATTCCAATAGCGTTTAAAGTACTAGACTCCATTCGCCTCCCTTGTAAAGTCCTTGATAACTCTTAACCCACATTGTACCAGTCCATTTATACTGTATGCTAGTAGTTGTGTTAGTTACAAAATCTGTTATGTTTGATGAATAATCAGGAGTACGTTCACTAGCATCAAATACAACTTCCCAACTAGTTCCGTTATATTGTATAATATCATTTACTGACGCTACTAGGCTACCCCAAGCTGATGCTGGTGTTGTGTTGTTACTATCACCTATTGCTTCAGTTAATAAGTATCGTTGCCCGTCAACAGCCGCCGCAAGTCCTTCTCCAGGACCACTAGATAATGGGTCAATAACTGCTGTTAGTGGATCTAATGTATTCTGCGGAATAGTATCTGCATCAATAGAAAATAGTATAAGTCTATCATCAGTTGGATGTAACGCAATAGTACCAACAATTTCGGTATCAACGTAGTCAGATTCTAATCTAATTTGCGAAATACCATCTCTTAATTTGCCATAGTTATCAATCAATGCTGTCCATAATACATTATCGTCCTGAGTAACAGATGCGTCTAACGTTCCTTCAGCAGAATCAACACTTTTACCTCTTAATAACTGTAACTGATTACCAATAAGAACAACCTGATATCCAAATGGTGTAATCTTTTGTCTTGTTCCTAATAATAAATCATTATTAATTAAAGCTTCATTAGCATCGCCGTTAGCATCAAAAATACTAGCAATAACTTTTTGAACAACGCCAAGTTTTTTAACTTTAGCTGGAGGACTAATCCAAATTGGAAGTTCAAATGTTAGTGTAGCAATATCAATATTATCGTCGGTACCTACAGGAATTGATCTTGACGACCAGTTTACATCACCTAATTCAACAACAGTTAAACTAGCCCAATCAATATAATTATCTGTTGATTGTATTTCCATACTTGGATTAAACAATGCTAGTAACTGTTCTAATATCTGTAATTTCATTGTTGTGTTAGATGTCCATACATCTAACTGTATGCTTAAATTATAAGGTACTGGCATTACTCTTTCTACAGTAAATGCGTTGCCCTGTGTTTGTTCAAACGATTGTGAATCTTCATCCCAAGTTCTTTGTTTAAATGATTTTTTATCAATAAAGTATGGTTCTTGTACACGCTCACGAGCATATTTTAACTCAGTTACGTGGAAAGTCATCATTGGTACGTTAGGTAGTTTGTTCTTAGAGTTTTCTGCTATGATAGTTGCCGCCTGTCTACTAGCATCACCATATCTGATAGGTACTCTAGTTAATGTTGGCGCACCTGAGTCGTCTCTACCGTACTCAACTTGAAAGTTTGAAAACATTCGTGTGAACTGTAATAAGAAACGTCTTATCTGATCATCATAAAAAAATTGTTGTACAGCCATTAGTTATCCTTAGTAGGTTTAAGTACATCGCTGAGACTTTGCCTACTTGGTATGTTGCCTCTATCGCTAGTTCCAATAGTAGCAGTGTTATTAAAGAATGAACTTTGTTGTGATTTGTTATCTGGTCCTGGAGTTAATTCTGTTCTTACATTATCTTCTACTTTCACCCATCTTGCTCCATTATATCTAAACAGTCTATTTGGAAAGAAATCTAACCTTAGTGCGTAAGCACCTACATCTGGATTAGCTGGAAAACTAACACCAGGTGTAACTGGTAATCCATTTGGCGGAACATCGTTGCCTGTCATGTAACCTACTAGGTAACCATCAACATTAGGAGTTACTCCAGGTACACTTACGCCATCAGCAGTTACATCTGCTGGGTTTGCTGGTTCTCCGTCGACAGTGGCTGTAACATAAAACGCTGTATTGTCGTAACCACTTTTAGGAACTTCTGCTTCTGCTTGTGCTACAATAGCATCATTGATTTCTAAATTTTTATTTTTAGTTGATAAAAAATCTTCTAATGTGCCCGCAGATGGATTGTCAGCATCCATTGGTTTGTTAAGTATATCATCAAATTCTTGACTAGCAGTAAGAGGAGTTGCTTTAACCCTCCATAAATGAGGTAACCAAGTTTGTGAGAATCCTTCAGACGCAAAACTAGCATCTTGTATAACATAATATTTAGGTAATGCTTTTGGCCCGCTTGTGTCTAGTGGATGATAATCTTTTAAATTAGGAACTTCAATAACATCACCGTTCATTAGTTTACGACCAAATGTGTCAATCATATCATTATAGTGGAAAGTTATGAATAGTGTATCACCGTTTAAGAATAACCCAAATTGACTTAAATCAAAGTCAATGTCTTGAACGTTATATACACCTCGCATGACATATATGTCATCATCATATTCGCGATCTCTATTTTCTAAAAATAATAGATCTTCAATAAACAAAGGATTAGATTCGTCATAGGTAGGTTTTGTTGCGTCTCCGCCCTCGTGTCCTTCTCTAGATGAACTATCTCCTACTACTTTAGGACCAAGATATTTGTGTACATAGATATCTAATCCACCCACAGTATACATCTCACGGATAGTCTTATCTAAAAACTTATAGTCATTGGTTTTTGTTGGTCTGTAATTACTAAGTCTTGGCATTTGCTATTCCTATTATCCTAGTATTTATCGAACCTTTTGGTTGACCATAAAATACAAAACACATATAATAGCTTGACTAGTTAAAATAAAGGCAGTAAAGTTCATTAAATGTTGCAAATAGACACATCAAATGATTGGTCAAAGATAGAGACAGAATTACTAGAATCTACCAAAAATCTATCATTTACCATACAAAAAGACTTAGAAAAGATAAACAAAAATATCTGTAGTTTAATTTCTGAGTTAAGTAAAGCAGAAATTGATTGTAGAAGAAAGAAAAAAGCAACAAGAAAATTTTTAGAGATACGAGAAGAATGTAACTCTTTAATCACTGAATATCAAAAAATGATTTTAATGGGACAATTACTTTGAAATTTAAAGAACTTAAAGTAGGAATTGAAGATCGTAAAGCCAAAGGCGATGAACCAAAATTTACTACTCAGCCAAAGCCTGAAGAACGTCGACTAAAAATGATGTGGGCCTACAACTGGTATGGATATGTCTGCGATAAAAAACAAGCTAAAAAATGGATAGTAGAATGGCTTGCAGAAAATGACAAAGAACAAAGTAAAAAGTTTAATGCTATTAAAGACAGTTGGACACCAACAACTATAGGTTGGTTAATTAGAATGCAACAAACAGGCTTAGAGCTAACTGCTGAAGAAATAGAATATATCAGTGTAAAAGCAAAAGAAGCAATAATAAACAACTCTAACAGTTTAGCTAAAGATGAAGCTGAACAAGAGCTAAAGCCTAAAACAAACAAACCTAACATACAAGAAATAATGATTGAGAGGGCTCATCTATCAGCAGGTGACATTGACAGTGTGTGGGATGAATACTTATCGGGTGATATAAAATCAAACGAAAAGCCACAAATACAACAGTTCTTAGCTGAAAGAAACATACTTGCTCAGCATGTTAGTATTATTAAAGAACAATGGTCAACACAGAAACGAGAACTTGAGGACTCTGTCGCTGGCGTAGACGCTGATTTAAGCGAAGGGTATAGTTGTTATACTAAGACCCAGCAAAAGAATATGATCAAGTACTGTGCGGCGATTATAGCTGAATTAGACGCATATCATCAAAGTAAGAAGGCTAAGACTGGCGTTAGAAAGAAAAAACCGGTACCACCAGAGAAGCAGGTAAGAAAATTAAAACTGCTAAGAAAGTTTGAAGAGTTTAAATTAGAAACTGTAGAACCTACTCGTATACTTAAAGCTAGTGAGATGTATGTTTATAACACTAAAAATCGTAAGCTACAATATTATGTTGCTGATGAGTATGCTAGAACTTTTACAGTTAAAGGTACAAGTATTTTAGGCTTTGATACTAGCAAGTCATTTCAAAAGACATTACGCAAGCCACAAGAGTTCCTTAAAGAACTTAGAATGGCTGGCAAACCAGACAGTCGTAAACTGTTTGACAAGCTAAAAACAACTCCAACAGCGGTGAATGGCCGCTTCAATGAAAACTTAATAATTATTAAAGCGACCTAATCATTATTCTCCGATAAATAGTTGTAACGGAGAACATAATGGCAGAATTATCAGCACTAAAACAAGAAGTATTTGGCTATGTTGCTAATCGCTTAGGCGAAGGCATCATTGATTTAGAACTTGACCCAGCTCACTATGAAACAGCATATAGTAGAGCTGTAAACACCTACAGAACAAGAGCTCAAAATGCGTATGAGGAATCATACACTCTATTGTCTCTAGTAGAGGATCAAGGTACATATACATTACCACAAGAAGTACAGTCTGTTAGACAAATCTTTAGACGTACAATGGGCGGCTTAGGCGGCATAGGTGGAACAAGTAGCTTTGATCCGTTTGGATCTAGTATGTTGAATATGTATATGCTTCAATCAGGAGGCATTGGCGGGCTAGCTACGTATCAACTGTATACAGGTTACATGGAACAAGCTATGCGTATGTTTGGTGGCTACATGAACTTCAACTTCGAATCAGTAACTAAAACACTAACAATAATGACTGACCCAAAAGCATCAGGTGAACAAGTATTATTGTGGACATACAACCTTAAGCCAGAAGTTATTCTTTTACAAGAGATACCTATCAGTCAATGGATTAGAGATTATACTTACGCTGGTGCTAAAATGATCATTGGTGAAGCTAGAGAGAAGTTTGCTACTATCGCAGGTCCGCAGGGTGGTACTCCGTTGAACGGATCATCATTGAAAGCTGAAGCACAAGCTGAAATGGATAGATTGATTAGTGACTTACAGACATTTGTTGATCAGTCTGAACCATTGAGTTGGATCCAAGGCTAATGAGAATAAATGAAATCATAACTGAAGGTATGGTTTTTGCTCGTGTAGGCAAAGGTGGTGCCTCAGGTAAAGCTAAAGTTAAAATGAAATGGAGATGTGAAACTGGTTCACGAGCAGGGAGAATTGTGTCAAGTCCAGCACAGTGTGGAGCAAGTATTGACGTAGCTAAAAGAGCACAAATGAAAAAAACTCGTGCTAGAACAAAAATAGCACAAGCACGTAGATCAAAAAAAACTAAAAAAGTAAATGTAGCCTCAAAGATTATGCAGGCTCTAAATAAATTTAAAAGACGAGGCGGCCCTAAAAAAGCTCAGAAACGTAAACCAAGTAAGCCTTTTGCTAAAACTAAATTTATATCAAGAATTAAATCCAAAAAATCCAAAAAGTAAGTAGGTTGACATATAATTCATAGTTTGCTATAATACGTATTATGGCACAAAACTTAATGATTGATATAGAAACACTTGCTACAGGCCCTAACGCTACTATTATGACTATAGCGGCACAGGTCTTTGATCCCTGTTCAACAGGCTGGCCTGAAAAGCATTTCTATGCTAGAGTAAGTCCTGAAAGCCAACCCAACAGAGAGATAGATGACAACACTATTGCTTGGTGGGCAACACAAGTTCCCGAAGCACGTAAAGAGATATTTGAAGAAGTAGGCAGAAGAGACTTACACGACTGCTTAGAAGAACTTGGTAAACTAATATGGCAAAGTGATCGTATATGGGCTAATGGTATTTGCTTTGATATGAATATATTAGAACACGCTTTTAAAGAACACGGCATTAATCTACCTTGGAAGTTCTGGAGTGTGCGTGACGCCAGAACTGTTTATGCTCTTTGGCCAGACTTACCTCAACCCAAGTCAGCTAGTCATCATGCGTTAGATGATTGTAAACGTCAAATCACAATGTTACAAGACTGTCTTAAACATCTAGGGATAACCAACCTCAAATGATAATAGCACTCAGCGGCGTAGCAGGAAACGGCAAAGATACAGTAGCAGACTATCTTGTAAACAATCATGGCTTTAGAAGAGAAAGTTTTGCTGGTAATCTCAAAGATGGCATAAGTGCTGTGTTTGGTTGGGATAGAGAAATGCTAGAAGGACGTTCAAAGTCAAGCAGAGAGTGGAGAGAACGAGTAGATGAATGGTGGGCAAAACGTTTAGATATGCCTGAGCTTACTCCTCGATGGATACTACAGTATGTTGGCACTGATGTTATCAGAAGTAATTTTCACGATGATATGTGGATAGCCAGCTTAGAAAATAAACTTAGAAAAACAGATGATAACATTGTTATTTCAGATGTTAGATTTAAAAATGAAGTAGCTATGCTAAGAAACTTAGGTGCAGTTTGTGTTGAAGTTACTAGATTTGAAAAACCAGATTGGTATCAAATTGCCATGGCTGGCGGTAGCTTAGAAGACTCAGATATACATCGAAGTGAGTATGATTGGATTGGTACTAAGTTTAATCATACATTAGATAATAATGGTTCTATGGATGAGTTGTATGAACAAATAGAATCTTTACTATCTAACTATATTATACATCAGGACTAATATCTCCAGGTTTCCAAGAAGAATCCTGCTTCTGAATTAAATCGCTACAGTTCAAGCAAACTGATCTTAGATTTAATAATTCAGCATTACTTAAATTTCCATCTATATGATGAACCCTAATCTGACTACCGTGCTTACATTGGAACCCACAAATATCACAGGTTCTTTTTTTATTATAACCTTTGCTTAACCATCTAGGTGTGGGAGGTTTTTTCTTTCTCCCTCTATTAATACAACTTAAACATCTACTACGAAAATAGGTCTTTTCATTGCGTTTATAGTTAATTG